GTAATAAAAACAGGGTAAAACTGTCTAGAACTAACAACTTTCTTAAGAGCTTTGGCATTCCCGAAGGGTACATAGCTTGGATCATTTTCTGGAACATAAGAAACTTTTTTTGTAACTGGTTCTGCAGAAGGTGCTTTATATGCCTTCTCAATATCTAGAGCAGTCAAATCCCAAGTACCCCTACCACTCTTATATGCTTTAAGTCTTTTATTGACAGTGGGGTAAGATAATTTAAGCTTGTTACCTGCTGCTCTCAAGTCGATGGTATCAACTTTAGCATTAGATCCATGCTTGTCCTTAAGAAAGGAAATAATTTGTTCGGTAGTAACCTCTGACTTGATTGGCATAATGATTCTTTGTTTCTATATGCATATTATAACAGAATTAAAGTTCAAATCAATAAGCTATGGACACTTATTCAACTGTCCATATACGTTTCAACTGCCTTACATCAGATACACCAAACAATGATTTACATTTCTGTTCAGCATCTTGTCTTAAATTTGATGTACAAAGAAACTCTACCTTAGTTAATCTATTAGATTCTAATAAGATATAAGCTTCCCATTTAATAGGTTTCATTGCATAGGATGGAATAGAAGATCTGGAAAGAAGTAATTAAACTCTATAAGAATGACTGCTGTAACAGTCAACCAAATGGTTGCTACAACTGGTGCAGATCTAAACCATTTTGTATAGAATATTTTAAAAATTGATTTCATCTTTGAACATCGTGAGCACAACCATCACCAGTATAATCATCACTATCATAATAACCACCCTTACTTCCAAAGTAAAGTGACAATGCTACAAACGGTAATGCTGCAGCTATTAAGAATGTTTCTAAAATCATCTTGCTGCTACCCTTGGGTCACTGTCTGGTACTTCATGGGGATCCATCTTTCCTTTTGGTAAGTAAGCCAACTCACGCAAGGCTTTAACTGAGGGATCAGTTGTAACATTAGTGGGCAGTCGTCCAAGAGCGACATTATCATAGTTGAGTGAGTGCCTATCGAATGTAGAAAGTTCATATTCCTCCGTCATCGATAAACAATTAGTAGGACAATATTCTACACAATTTCCACAGAATATGCAAGCCCCAAAGTCTATCGAATAGTTTCTTAGTTCTTTTTTCTTTGCTTCCTTATTCATCACCCAGTCGACTACTGGAAGATTAATAGGACATACCCTGACACATACTTCGCAAGCAATACACTTATCCATTTCAAAGTGTATACGTCCTCTGTATCTTTCAGAAGGTATTAGTTTTTCGTAGGGATACTGTATAGTTACAGGTCTCCTACGCATATGATCAAAGGTTACACCTAACCCTTGTATCAGATATTTAGCAGTATCCTTTACTTCTTTTAAGTAATTAATTACACCCTGCATATGTTATATCATCCGAGTTTGGTTTATCAAATAATACACTATTGATATATTTATCTGTCCAATCTTCATCAAACCACTTCAGTAATATACCACGAGTCTTATCATTCTTTCTTTGTTGGTCACAATAATATATTTGGTCATCATATCTAAGCATTGCTGCACACCAATCTGGATCTCTTATAGCTTTCTGATGTAACCTACAATATATACCAAGATAGCTTAAAACAAGACAGTAGAAATTTGCCATATCTATGTCCTCAGTAATACGCATAAACTTACAATAAGGAGAGAATATTTCATCACCCCATAATGGAAGTGGTCTCTTCTCACCGATATTAAAATTGTTACTAACTTCTCTTATCTCATCCCATTCATTAAAACCTCGTACAGGAGATATATCAACGATAGCAGCAGTGATTACTTTCTCTGTGGCAACAATGTCACATCCAAAGATAGGAAGATTATAATTTGGATCAGGGAAGAATACTGAATGTAGTATCTTCATTCCCTTTAATTCTGCTAACTCTAAATGTATCTTCCTGAGACCAGGTGCAGTATACATTGTGTTCTTAATAGACAAATCATCTTTCTTTACTTCTGGTATAGGACACTCTAAAGGTTTTACACCCTCAATGTCTTTCATAGTAAATGAAAGTAAAACTGCTATGTCTTCTACTAACTCAGGCATAACTAAAAAAGAACTCCTTGATTAATTTTTCAGATTCATCTTTACCAAATTGATGAGAAAGATATCCTGAGATAGGGTCTAATCTTATCATATAAGAATCAAAGTCTTTATAGACTGTTGTATCTTCTTCAGTTGGTTTTGCTTTATCTATCATTTCCTTATAGAGTGACAGATAGTATTTGAATGTTGGTAAGAATGTATCAACTCCATCCATCTCACAATACCTTACAAAGATATTATTAGAGAAGTGATTACCCTTCTCAAAGAAACGATAGGTCTCTGTTGTTTCAGGTAATGGTGGTACATCTAATAGAAAATTCTCCACTGGATGCTGGAAGTCAAATACAATAATAACTTTCTTCTTATTAAATCCCATCAAGTCCATACCAAAGCAAGGAAGGTTATGTCCAGTCTTAGGGTATATTATATTGTTATGGATATCAACAGTACCATCCCATATATCAACGTGCCTAGACTTAATAAAATGCTTACCAGAATATAGATCTGCAGTGAGATTTACTTCTCTTTTATTTTTCCAAGTTGTGTGATTGCTTTCAAATTTTAAATCGGGAAACGTATCAAATACTGCTTCCCTATATCCTTCCCAAATACTCATGCTATTTGCTCCACAAATTTATTTAAGATAGTTTTGTTTGTCATCTTAGAACCCATGTGCTTTTTAAATGCACGACTAAGTTCTGCTCTAGTTGCAACTTCACCCTTCTGTTTAACTTCAAGGTCTTGAGTTCCTTCACCCATACCCTGAGATGGTATAAAGAATGCTTCAGTATAACCTAAAAGTAGAGAAGATGCAAACTTTTGTTTAGTCCATTGATGCTCCATTCTATCAGACTCTTCATAATCTAGAATGCGAAGACTTCTCTTAAGTTCATTCTTAGTACAGATACGAATACCTATCCAATTAAAATCAGTAATCTCTTTAAAGAAACTAACAATCTCTTTTGTTGTTAGGTATGGACTTGGTTTTATTTCACGAGTATATCCAGTTCTAGGATCTCTTAAGACATAAGTGTTTCCATTCCTTAACTGTCTTGTTCTCAATTCGTTGTTATCATATTCACATTCTAATACAGCAGTTAATGGATTGGATTCACCATCAGTTAAACAAACTACATTGACCTTATCAACTCTCTCAACCTTTCTGATTTGCTCTACTATTTGTCTTGAACATAAGACTGCTTCACCAAGAGGAGTACCACCAAGACCATACTCTTGTACATAATTTATTCTATGATTGTTCATAGCAAACGCTTGCATGTATACATACTGCATTGATTTCTCTAGTGACTTCTTATTCTGCTGTGATGAAAAGAATTCTAAAAGTTTAAACCCACTACAGAATCCTAAAACATTTGATTCTTCTTTTATAGCAGGATGAGATGAATGATTATCCCATCCATTTTGGAATCCATACACCCTAAATGGAATTTGTGCTTTCCTACAGAACCATACTAGATTGAAAGTCTGCTTAAGAGTATCTAACAATACATGATTCATAGACCCAGACCAATCAAGGTAGAATACTAATCCATGATTCTTACCTTCTGGAACTACAGTAATCCTTCTAAAGATATCATCACTTAGTTTGTACTTATATAAAGACTGTGTATCAATAACACCAGTCTTAGATGTTGCTGCTCTCTTATACTCAGCAGCAGATTTCTTCATCTCAAACTGTTTTACAAGATAGTTAACACTACGTTGTGCTTCTTTTTTATATGATTCATAGTGCTTCTCAGCATAATGAAGATTCTCATAATAGTAATCATGGAACTGCTTATCCCTACAAGACTGTCCATATAAACCAAAGTATAAATCTTCCTGTATTTTCTTATGTCCGATAATTGCCTTATCAAGATCTATCTTAGGAAGATTTAAATAAACCCACTCCCTAGCCTCAGAATCTACTAAAGTTTCTAGTGCTTCCTGTAATGATTTATCTGTAACACTCTCAGTCTCATTGACTCCACCATCAACTCCACCAATCATATCATCCTCATACATCGCATCTTCCAATTCATCAAGTCTCTCTTCAATTGACTTTTGATTATTAGGTGTTTCACCTTCACCCTCACCTTGACCTTCTTCATTATTTTCAGAATCAATCTCTTGCTCTATATCATTACCAGAAGTAGGATTATCCCAATTAACACTAAATTGCTCTGGCAATTCTAATTCTTTTCTTTTCTCTTTACCCTCTGCCCATGCATATAATTCTTTAGATAGTTGTAGAACATCATCAAATGTCTTTGTAGTTGCTACACGATCTACCCATACTTGCTCCTCTTCATTAAATTCTATTCCACTATTACCCTTAAAGAATAAATTGATACGGTCAATAAATGCAAGTTCATTTATATCCTCATCAGCAACACCAAAGAAATCCTTATGCCATAGTTCTCTATATCCCTCAAAGAATGATCTCTTAAGACCAGGATAAGTTTGCTTCATCATACGCTCAATACGAGCATCCTCTATAACGTTAACAAATCCCTTGGGGGCATCAATAGGAATGTTTGGTGTATATAAAGCATGTCCAACTTCATGTCCAACTAAAAGATCATAGATTGTACCAGATGCATTCTTCCATATAGGTAAGGTTAAAACACGATTATTAACATCAAAGGATGCTGTTTGAACTTGACGATGCTCCACTGTAAGATTTTCTGTTGCTAACAGCTTTGCTAAGATGCCTTTAACTTCTGTGTTGATGGTCATAATCTCTCCTGTATGCATCTATTATAGCAAAGTCATTGGATGTGTAATGTGACAGTGTGACAGTTTGTTTACTGTCACCCCAGTGTCTTATGACCCCTGCAATAATAAAACAGTTAGTGACGAGATAAGATATGAAAATAATAGAACGTACCAGAACAACGTAGCTGTCGTAGGGTTTAGTTTTTTCATCAGAGAAGCTACCCAATGCATACTTCCATATCCTCCATAGTTTAATCATTATAAATTAGCAGTCACATAGGTTAGGGTGTTCACCTGTTGCACACCATGCTGCTGGATCTGCTACCTGATTACATTCGTATTCATCTGGAACACCTGGCCAAGACCAATCTATTGCTCCCATACCACCTGAAGGATCGCATCCTGCTAGTAATGGTACTACTGATAATATTAAAATCTCTTTACGGATGCTTCCAATTAGTTTCTTCATTCTTCCTCTAATAGTTTTGAAAAATCATTGACCTTTTCAAATCTAAGACAACGCTTAAACTTGTCCATAAGTAAGTCACCCTTATGTGATATAACAAATAGATTAGTTCCTCCTCCTAACTTCAAAAGTATAGAAAGTAATTCACCTGTAGCAGAAGCATCAAGAGAACTATCAAAAACTTCATCAAGTATAAGAAGATTAGTAGCAGCAGAATTCTTCATACGTGCAACTTCTCTCCATGTAAAAAGAAGAGCTAAGTCAATCTTCTGTTTCTCACCTTCGGAGAAAGAAGCATAACTAAACTCATCTCTAAATCTACTCTTGATTACCTCATTAAACTCCTCGTCAAGAGTAAAGTTAACAAAGAAATCCATTGTATGTAGATATTTATTAATGAGTCCATTAAATATAGGAATGTATTTTTTTATAATTTGTTTCTTAATACCAGAATCTTTTAGTAATTTTCCAACTACATTATACTCATCTAATGTTTGATTTGATAAAGCACAATCATCTTCTATTATTTTAAGTTCATCATTCAATCTATCTAATATTTTATTTTCTTCATCAATCTTAGGACTAGTTAAATCCTTTAACTCTGTATCAATATCTAAATTCTCTTTTTTTAATCTAAGTATATCTCTATCTAAAGAAGAAACTTCACTTCTAACACTATACATCTCCTCACATATTTTTTCTATCTTATCAATAGTAGATACAATCTCATCAATATTTTTTTCTATACCCTCAGCATCAGTTGTTAATCCTGATCCAGTTGTTGTTAAAGAACTCATTCTAGTTTCTTTAAACCCATCACTAATTACTTGTGTACATGTAGGACACTCATCATGTGTTTCAAGAAACTTAATCTCTTTAGTAAGTCTCTTTAATTCAGTTTTATTTTCAGTTTGTTTATCACGTAATCCCTGTAATAACGTACGTTGTGTTTCAATGCCCTGACACCCATCCTCCAACTTCTTTAACTTCCTTTTGTTTGATGTCTTTTGTTTACTTTTTTCTTTTATTTTACTTTCATTTAAGTCGTATTTCTCTTGCTTTTCTTCCTTCCTATTTGTGTTTATTTCTTTTAAAGAATTAATTAATCTTTCCTGTGACGTAACTCTCTCTTCTGCAATATCTTTTAAATAAATAGTGTCTCTATTTTTTGTGTTTTGAGTCCTAACTCTATCCTTTAAGATAGTATTCATGTATGAGAAGATCTGGATATCCAATAGATCTTCGATAACTTCTCTCCTGACACTTGCTCCGAGCTGCATGAATGGGACAAATGTGGATGAACCAAGGATGACGACTTGGGTAAAACTTTTGTAGTTGAGTTTGAGGACTGATTGCTCCAAGTATTTCTGCGTGTCCTTGGCAGCAGCATCTTGATCAACCATCTTGTTATTTTTATAAACCTCGAATAGGTTGGGTTTCGCACCTCTGAAAACTCTGTATTCATCTTTGCCTATAGAAAAACATACTTCAACTTTTAAACCTTTTTCATTAATACTGTTAACTAATTGTCCTCGATTGATCTTTCTAAATGGTTTATTGAAAAGACCGAAACATAAAGCATCTAACATGGTACTCTTTCCAGCACCATTAGTTCCAACAATTAAAGTGGAAGTAATATCATTAAGTTGTATTTCAGTCCATTGATCACCAGTGGAAAGAAAATTCTTCCACTTAATACTTTCAAATGTAATCATTCCGATTTTGTTGGAGGTAGAATTAAATCATTTTTGGTGACAATTGAATAAGCATATCCAAATTTATCACAATTGATAGCAACAGAATCAACATCTATTTCCATCAATTCTAATTTTCTTTTGTAGTCAATAGCTTGTAACTGCTCAAGATATCTTACAGCATCATCCTTTTGCTCAAACATATGAACGGTTTTAACGTTCTTATTATTTGGAAGAGCATAAACACCGCCAGTATCCTGTTCAGTTAAAATAAACATTAGAGTTCTGAAGCCTCCAAGTACAATGATCTCATAATACTTTTAATATTATTTCGATCAACCTTAAGATCTATTTCATCTATGTAGTTGTCTAGTAATGTCATTGTGTCTTCAGTTTCTACAACCGAATCACCCTTTTCTAAATCAACACTTAAATCTTCTACGATCTTAAGATCGGCTAAACCAATATCTTGGAGTTGCCTCACTACATAATCAAACTTAGCATAGTCACCTTTGTCTTCTACTATGAGTTTGACGAAGGTTCCTTTAATTTCTTCTTCAGGCGGTATAGTAACTCCACCATTATAATACAACTTATGAAAAGTGTCAAAGGGATTTCTATAAAAAGTAGTTCGTAGAGTTTCCGTGTCAAAGACATGGAATCCTCTTTTTTGTCCGTAGTCATTCCAATACAATTGATAGGGGTTACCAAGGTAATAGCAATTATCCTTATTAGATTTAGTATGATAATGTCCTGAGAATACCTTCTTAAAATTTTTAAAGATGGTCATATCAGTACCCTTATCCATCACATGACCTGGATGAGCTTCAAAGCCGTTAAGCTCAAGATGGCCCATACAGACAGGTGCAGTACTTTCTGAGATGCTTCGTAGGGTTCTGTCGTAGTTCTCATCACATATCCAAGGAAGTAATAGAATGTCAGTACCGTCAAAAGTACAGGTAGTAGGTTCAGTGATAACATCTATATCGTATCCTCCTAGTAACTCATCTGGTGAGTTAATCCTTAATGTGTTCTTATAATATATGTCATGGTTACCAACCAAGGCAGTCATCTTACATCCCAATTCTTTAACAGGGTCAAACCACATCTCCTTCGCTGCTTCCAGAGACATAAAGTTAACATACTTACGTCTATCAAACGTATCACCTAAATTTATAATCTCTTTAATACCTGATGCTTTAAGAAAAGGTATTACAATTTTACTATAGAATTTTTTATAGTGTTCAACAAAATGAAGATTATCATTACGAACACCAAAGTGTTGATCTGTTATGAGTAAGATCTTCATCTCTTCTGATTCATTTCAACACGATTTTTTATACCATGATAATCAGTACTAGTATCACCATCAGTTGAGAACACATGGTCATATCCAGACTTCTCTAAAATTTTATCTTTAATGTCCATTTGACGTTTCTCTTTAGCAATACGACGTAGGAACGCATAATACACTATCTGTGTAAAATATGCAAATGGATTTTTACTTTTAGCAGGATCGAAATTATCTATGTACTGTATACAATTTTCTATACCATCACAAACCATATCATCTTTATACATGTAGTTAATAAAGTTTGGTCTATATGATAAGTGTGTTGCTATCTTAAGAAAACATCCACCAATATAGTTATTAACACGAGGTTTAGGAAGACCTTGTTCTTCAGCAATTGCAACCTTCTCCTTATACTTAACAATGGCAGCTAGGAAGTCTGCATTATTAACATAGTGTTCTTTCTTCTTAGCAACTCTTTTCATTATCGATCTCGATTATGATTCTATTATAATAGAGCTTGACAAAGTTGTCAAATTTGTATAGACTAACCATGTCAAGGGTTCAGGGATATATTATGAATAATATAATTTTTCAAATATTTGTCTAGCGTGTTTAATTGATCCTATATAACCTTGAGTATTTTCTAATTGCGTTTCTCTTCTGGCCGAACGCTCTTCTTTTTTAGAGGGTGGTTCTTCGTTAGCTAAAAATCCTTCATACATAAACGTTACTTCTTTAGACATAGAAGCAACACTTAGTACATCTTTTTCTCTAACTATAAAAAAATCTTCGTCAGATAATTGCATCCACTTGTGAAATCCCATACCTCTTAAAACTTTTCCCTTACCCATGTCTTGATTAACAACTTGTATACATACAGGGTCTTGAAGAAAACATAGAGTCTCATTATCTTGATTAGTTAATACAGCTTTAGCAAGCACTTCTTCTCCACTAACGAGTTTAAAAACTCCGTAGAATTCATCGTCATGTTTAGCGTAATTAATTGCCATGAGTTTTGAGTTTAATCTCTACAATTTCATAATTAAAATTTTCTTCTTTATAGATTTTGAGTCTTTCAAAGAGATGGAGAAGAGTATAATTCTTCCCATTATCTCTACTGATATCGTCAGCTATATCATATAGTGTTGCTACTTCTTTTCCCCTATACTGTCGAAGTACCCTCCCGATAGACTGGAGGTTACGGACTCTGGACTTGCTTGGGGAGGCGAAGATGACGTTGTGCAACCGTTTAATGTTAATCCCAGTACTGAAAGTGCCATAACTGGCAACAATAATTTGATCATTTTCATTTTCAACTAATCTCCGAATTTGTTCTCGATCATCGACATCCACTCCACCATAAACTAAATGTACTGGTCTGTCGGTATGACTATTTATCATCTCATATAAAGGAAGACCGTGCTTCTCCACGTAGTTGAATAGTACCAACGTGTTTCCTTTTAAATCACAAACTAAATTACGGATAAAATGATTACGTTGTTCATGTTCGCAAAGGTATTCCATCTCATCTTGATACCCTTCAAAGATCTGTTCATCATGTTTGAGAAGAATAACTTCAACTTTCAATTGAGCAACATGACCTTTCTTCATTAGATCAGATGTCTTAGTAACCTTTGTACATTTACCAAAGACACCTTCTAATACTAATTGATTACATTCAGTACCATCTAACGTACCAGTAAATCCAATACGATATTTACAACCATGAAGTTTATTCATAATTGAAGTAAGTGATTTAGCTTTAAAAAGATGAGCTTCATCACCAATCACAACATTAAATTTTTCAAACCATTTACGTGGTTCCTTATAAATTGATTGCCAAGTTGATATAACTACATTGTGGTCTGTATACTTTTCCTTACCACCATAAATTCTATGGCAATGATCCTTTACGTTCCAACCATACTCTTTAAAGTCTTTATACATTTGCTCGACAAGAGAAGTAGTTGGTACTATAATAAGGACATTCCTTTTAACATTCACATGAAACCGAACCAATGAATAAATCATTAAGGATTTCCCGCTTGCAGTTGGCGACAATAGGAGTGCTCTGTTGTATCGTAGGGACTCGTATATTGCTGCGTACTGGTAATCCCGAACCTTTACTGGAAGACGCAAAGCCTTCACAAATCCAACTACAGACTCAGGAGTTATTAATTCATTCTGATCCTTGGGATGTCCAAAATGTTGAGATTCCAAATACTCAACCTGATACCCTCGGTCCTTTGCCCATTCAATTAGATAATCTATTAAACCGCAATAGATCTCTCCAGTAGCAGGTGAATATAATCTTACTTTACCATCCCAACCTTTGTATCTCCTCGTCTTCTGCATGTATTTTGCAGAGGGGATTTCAAAGGTAAAAAATTCTGCTGCCTCTTTGTGGAGATGAGGCTCTGCTTGTACTTTTAAATAAACTTCGTTCTTCTTTTGAATAACGAGATCTGCCATGATTTACATTCCACTTTGAAATCTCTCCCACTCAATAGCATTTTTAATCTGGTAGTT